TGTAGTGTGTTATCTAGTTCTGCAGCTGTTCCGTAACGTGAAAGACCTGTTTTTGTGTAGTTACCCATTGCGACAGTCGGGATTGAATAAACAGTAATTGCGTTTACGCCATTCCAGTCATAGTCCGTATTTACCGCTGATTGTGTAAGAGATGCTAATTTGAAACGTTCGTCTACCTTCGTGCTGTATTTAGATGCTAAGTTTACTACCATTGATTATCACTCCATTTTCTGTTTTTTATGAGTTGAATCCGCGCATAAACGCATCCTCACTCGATGGTTCATCTCCACCAAACGTTGTTAAGCTACCAATAGGCGCACGTTTAGTGTTTTGTTCATTTTGTTTTAATGTTTTTAATTGGCTTCTCAGTTCATTACTATGATGTTGCATGTAAGCGAACTTTATTGGAACGCCTTGAGCGTTCATGTCCCATACTTCTTGTGGAATCTTATCTGTAGTCGAATTAAAGTCACGATCATTAGCTTGTTTGTAGTATTCGAAGAACTCGCCAAACTCTTTATTCTTAGCTGCTTCTTCTTCCTTCGTCTTTTGTTCCGCTTTTTGTTGTTCACGGTACTTACGACTCTCTAACATCTCACGGGCATACTCTTCAGGAATGTTTTGTTGAACAAGTTCTTGTAACTTCGATTCCTCACGATGATTACGGAATGCTTCTAAATATTCATTTACTTCCATCCCTTGCTCACTTGCTAACTCTTCAACAAATGACATACGCGGATCGGATTCTAGTTGTCCAATACGTTCCTGTAACTTATCGTAGTTCATGCCTTTTTGAATCAATGGGACTGCTTCGTCATACCCTAACTCTTGTTCCTCATGGTTGTATTTCACTTTGAATCGCAGTTGTTCGGGTGTGAGAGGTTGTTCTTCTTCTTGTCCAGTGTCCACTTCTTCGGATTCGATGGTATCTAGTTCCGTTTCAGTTTCAACTTGGTCAGCGAACGGGTCCAATGATTCTTCCTCGAATGGATTAGATTCTGCTACATAATCATCAGGTAATATGGCATCTTCTTCTCCACCGAAAAACTGAATGTCTAATTTCAATAAAAATGGTTCGCTATGGTTGGCGATTGTTTGCTTTAACATATGAATAAATCCTCCTTCGCTATGGTAGGCGAATAATTGCCTAGTTTAGAGCCATACGACAGGGCATTGACTTATTAATTATTCAGTGATTTCCCAATCCTCGGCTAGAATGTCAGCTTGATATGGTTGAGCAGGTGCATAACCACCATCATCCTTCAACCTCGCGATAATAGATTCATTTATGACCACTCTTACATCACTATTAGGCTCCCATCCTCTTAAAGGTTGTTCTTGATTAGGAATGAACCAATAGCCGCCCCATGCTTCACGCTTTACTTTCTTTCCGTCTTTTAAAGCTTCTATTGCTAGACCGAAATTCATCTTGTTTCCTCCTCATAATAAAAACACCTACATTACATAGGTGCTTGCATCTCAGCTAATATTTGTTGTTGTACTTCAGGTGGTGCATTCATAAATGCTTGTTGTTCTTCTGGTGGTAACTGCGCGACAAGTTCCATAGGGTCAACAGGTTGTTCAGGTGGTGGCGCTTGTTGTGCTGCTTGTTGAGCTTGTGCTTGTGCATCTTTCTCTATTTGTACCTTCTCTTCAATCTTGCTAATCAAGTCCTCTTTTTGTGGAATGTATTCATCTGGTACACGTTTCAAGTAATCGGCAATCTCTAAATATCCACCTTCTAATAAGCGATCAAGAGTCTGTAATGCTGCAATCTCTGACCAGTAAGACGACTCGCCCACATCAGCGCGAATGTTGAACCATGTATCTTTGAATTCATCGAAGTTAAACATTACCTTTTCGCGTTTACCTTCTCTTTCCACAATTACAGGACGTTCCCCATAATAAGTACCCATCATGTCAAAAAGAATGTGACCAATATCTTCTATCCATTCATACAGATTCGCTTTAGGATTCTCTAATGGGATAGCAGAAGATTTCTGAACCGCAATGATCGCTGAAGTATTCGTAGGGTCTACAGTACCTAATGCAGCATCTGAAGCACCTAACATCTCTTTTGTATATTCCATAGCTAATTCGATCGCTTGAATGATTTGGCTCGACATATTACCAGGTTCTAAGTAACCCGCAATGTTTTTTATATTTGCACTAGGATCCATGCCATGAACACCAATAGCTGAACCTACCTCATTGTTCCAAACTTCAATAACATCCTTGTTATAAACCGCTTTAGGGAATGCAGACATCATAAGATGATACATAACCATTGCAAACATTCGATTAATGAAGATTTGATTCGGCAACATACCCGTACATAATGCACGACCATGATACTGATTCTTTTGTTTCTCCCAATTCAACCATGCTACAGGGTACGTTTCCATTCCGGTGTCAATGTCCTTATAGATATAAGCACCTTTCACACTCTTTGAAGCTGTAATTGCTGTTACTTCCTCCGATATTGGTTCACCTAATTCATCAACAGAATCATTGCCTAATTCATCTTTTTTGGTACGTTTAACTTTTTTCCTACGATATACAATGATGTAAAGGGCTTTACCAGTTGCATCACCTTCTAGTTCAAGTTCTTCCACTTCAATCTTTCCTGCATCTGTGGATTGTTCCTGATAGTTCGAATCACTGTTAATGTTCTCAATGTCCTCTTTATTGGCTTTATACCGTTTAGCTTCATCTTTTAGATTAGCTACCATGTCACGACCTGAGATGATGATATAAGGTTGTGTTTCTACCTTGTGATTGTTTGCGTTACCAAAGAACACGTTAGAACCATCCACAAGTTCTAAACATATCTCACCTTTAACATCACCTGATGCTTTACCATATGGTTTCTTACTCACATCGAAATACAAATGAGCGCAAGCATCACCAGTAATGGCTGCATCGAATAATGCATCTTTAATCTTGAAATCCATTTTAAACTTCTCAAACAGATTCTTTACTTGAGCTTTTGCAATATCAGAAGCGTTTAACTCTCCTTCAACCTCTTCAGCATTCGTCAAGGGTTCAAAGTGTAAACTACTTTTACTCGATGTAAGAGATGCAACAAAGAACGAGATCACACGCTTGATGATGTTAAATACAGGTTGTGGAAGCTTATCTACTTTTAAGTTCCTCCACTGATTACCATTGAAAAACTCGAGGTTAGCAGTTACCGTGTCATAGTAGTTTGGTTCAATCTTATTGTTATAACTCTTACCAGCTTCATACATTTTCCAATCTTTCGTTTGTTCCAATCCTTACACCCTCTTTCGTTCTATGGCTTTTGCTACGTCATAGCTGAATACTTTTTGAAAGTCCTCGTTAAACTTGTTCATCTCGTGTTTTTCTTGTTCGTCCACGACTAGAGCCTTTTGTTTCTTATTCAATCTAAGCCCAACGAACAGACCACTAAAAAAGACCAACAAAAAAGCCACTCCACTGAGTAACCCGATTAAGTATTCCATTTGTGTTACCTCCTTGACAATTAGTGAATGCATACCTATACACTCTAGCTTCCTATAATTTATGTTATGTCTTGTTAAACCATAAACAAACGTTGTCACACCAACAAACCACTGAAATAGGCGTATTCATTTTTTATACATTGCTGATATGACTGAATTTCTTGTGGTCATTGCGTTCCATTCATGTATAAAATCCTGCATAACTACCAATCCGTAAACTCACTCACTGATGGCGTACCACCTGTGATATGTCTCACTGCTTGAGTGTGTTTTTCTTGTGGCGTTAGTTCGTCGGGATCGTGTTCTTCCTTCTTCATTTCCTTGAATTTCATAGCTTCATCATTCAAGGCATAACGTGTTTGGTCAATCGTATGATTGTTTCGATCAGCGAATCGCGCTTTAAAGTTACCATTAGCATCCTTGTCTAATTCGTATGTGAGGAATTCACGCGCATGGTTAGGACAGCGTATGTCATCTATTATGATAGCTTCAAGGCTTTGTAAGAACTTAACACCATACTCGATACTGTCAGGACCTTTCTTAGCACCTTTAATCCTCAATCCATATTGCCTTAACTCATGTATGCTCTTAGGTTCGGCTGAATCAGCAATAACGAAGTCGTTGTTTTTGTTCTCTTCTTTAATATGCTGGTAAGCAGCGTGATTAGATAATCCAACCTTGTATAGTTCGTGGAAGATGTATAACCTTTTCTTCTTACGGTCATAGTGCATGACACCATAAGAGAGAGGATCTACTGCATAACCGAAATCAAGCCCTCGCTTAATGTTCTCGAACTCACTGATTTCCTCGTCACTAATCTGTCTGATTTGCACGTTATCAAATACCTCGCCACCTGTACCAGTAACCTCGCCCAAATACTCATGTTCATACGATGT